GCAACAAGTAATTTAGATTTGGAAAGTTATAACTTAACAGCATCTAATTTCTTTGGAAACTTTGAAGGAAACTCATCAATTTGGAGTAGAGCAGGAACAAATACTTTTTTGACTAATGTTGGGGATAGAGTTGGTATTGGAACAATAACACCTGCTTATACATTAGATGTTAATGGTTCAATAAATATAGATATAGCTTCAAGCATAAAAGTAAATAATACAAATCTTATCACATGGGACCCAACTTTATATAATGTATTAATTGGAAATGCAGGAAATGGTATAACAACTGGAAATACTAATTTTTTAGCAGGGAGAAGTGTAGGAAATGGTGTGATGACTGGAGATAATAATATTGTAATTGGGTATAGTGCAGGAAATGCAATAACAAGTGGTAATAATAATGTTTGTTTAGGTCGTGCTGTTTGTAGAGGTATAACAACTCACTTTGGTAATGTTGCATTGGGTAATTATGCTATGGCTGATGCAACTGGTTCAGGTAATTTTGCACTTGGACAAGAAAGTCTTAAAAAAACAAGTGGAAGTTCTAATATTGCGATTGGTTCTTATACTGCAAGGGCATTTACTTCTGGTGGACATAATGTAATGATAGGTGCATATTCAGGAGATAATTTATCGGCAACTTATCTTGATGGTAATGTTATTCTTGGTGGTTTATCTGGACGAACACAAATTTCAGGAATAGGAAATGTATTAATTGGATATGGTGTAGAAGCACCTATTAATAATGGAAATTATCAATTAAATATTATGAATAGAATTTATAGTGATGGAGTTTATGGAAATGTTGGAATAAACACAACAACACCTCAAAACAAATTGAATGTAATTGGTGATGGAAACTTTACAGGAAATCTTTATGGAAGTTTAATCTATGGAGAAGCTTGGTATCATAATCATACAGCAACAGAAATTGATTTTGCAGTAGATGGACTTTATTATAATTTAACTTTTGATAATTCATTAGTAAATGGAATGACTTTTAATGATGCTGGAGATTATTTAGAAGTAGATTTAAGTGGAGTTTACAAAATAAGTTATACTGCTTCTGGAGATGGACAAAATAACCATATATATTATACAGATGTAACAATCAATGGAGTTGTTCAAGATAAATGTGAAAGCCATAAGAAAATGACAGCAGGGGGAGATGTAGTTACTATGACTGGAAGTTGTTTATTAAGTTTAAAGATAGATGACCAAGTAAAATTAGCAACAGCAGATATTGGTGATACAGGAACTGGAAATTATTATAGTTCAAATTTAAATTTAGTTAGGATAGGAAATTAAATGGAAGTTACAAAAAAATTAACAATTGGAACAATAATTACTTTAGTTTTGGCTATGTCTGGAACATATTTTTTATCTCAAGATGATGATGCGTTTTATTGTGCAGATAAAGATTTAGTGATGATTTGTGAAAAATTAAGCAATGCAAATGACTTAGGATTACAAACAAGATGTTATTATGAAGAGACCTATAAAGTTTGTAATACAGGATGGGAAAAAATAGAAATTGGACAGGAATTAACTAAAGAGAGCCAAACTTATGCAAAACAATATTTATGTAATCAAGTGGAGTGTATTCCAATATGAATATAATTGCTTTCTTTACAGAGAATGGAACTCCAAAGACAGGATTAACTCCAACAATCGATGTTTGGACTTTAGATAGTACACAAGTAGTTACAGCCCAAGACATGACAGAAGTTGCAGGGGGATTTTATTATTATGATTTTACAACTTATGATGAGGATCTTGATTATGTAATTAGAGCAGATAGTGTAAGTTTAAGTGATTCAGATAGGTATGTTTATTCTTCAAATGAAACTGCAGGTGTTGGTAAGATCCTACAAATAGAAAAAGGAAATTGGGAGATTAAAGGAAATCAAATGTTATTTTATGATACAGACGGAACAACAGTTCTTTATACTTTTGATTTACAAAATAAAAGTGGTACTCCAACAGAACGTGATGTGTTTAAGCGTTTAGGAGTTTAAAGTGGGAATTTATGCTGACTCTGGAGTGATTACAAGAGGGTTTGGAAAGAATAATAGAATTGTAGCGAGGGGATTTGGAAGTAGTTTTCAAGTTGGGGGAGTAATTCCTACTTGGAGACACAAAGAATATGAGTATGATCTCTTTGCATCTATATTAAAAAAAGATTTTAAAACAATTAAAGTATTTAGTCCAGTTAATTTTATTAGAGAAAAAAAAATAGATATTTTTTTATCAATTTTTAAAGAAGTTATTTTAGATTTGAGTATTTCTTCTTATATTAATCATGAAAAGTTGATAAAAATCCTTGATGAGATATAATCTTTATTTCTGAATATCCGCAATTAGATTTATAACTATTTTCGTATTTTAAAGGGAATGAATCAAGAAGCTAGTTTTACATTTACAACCCCTTTGAATGTTAATATTGTTGAGATTAAAGGAGAGGAACACTTATATGTTGAGGGAGATATTTCTACAAATGATATTGATTTAGTAAATGATAGTATGACCAAGGCATGTCAAGAATCAATGCAAAGACAGATTATGGGAAGGAATATGAAATTAGATATTGAGCATGAATCTTTCAAAGGAGAGAATCATGAAGAGAAAGAAATTAATAAAACAAAGATTCCTGCAGGAAAGTTAATTGATTCAACAGTTAAATATTTAGGAAGTGATAGATATTCCACAAGAGTTAAGGGAGAGATCAACAGACACAATCCTGATTACAAAAATATTAAAGGAAATTTATTAGATAAATACCTGGATGCTTTTTCGGTTGCATTTTTACCAACTGATATTACTTATGAAAGAAAAAATGGAGAACAAATTAGAATGTTAAATGATGTTAAATTATTGAATGTTTCTTTAACTGGAAATCCCTGTAATACAAAAGCACAAATGATTGAAGTGGTTCAAAAATCTATGGATGCAGTTGAAGAATATAAAAGATTAAAAGAATTAGATCCATCAATTGAAAAAAATCTTGTTGTAAAAAACAAATCACATTCAACTGCCCTTAAGGGTGGTTCGCAATTAAACAAAAAGAAAAAGAAAAAGAAAAAGATGACAGATAATGAAGACCCAAACAAAGATGTAAATGATCAAGGCGATGGTGAAGATGATGATCAAGACAATGAGTCTGGGGATGCTGAAACAAAAGCTATGCTTAAATCTGTAACTGAAGAAATGAAAACCTTGTCAGAGAAGTATGATTCTGTGCAAAAAGAAAATGTTGAATTGAAAGAATCTGTGGGAGAAATCTCAAAGAGTCTTGCAAAGATAACAGAAGCTTTAAGCAAACCAGTACATAAATCTCCAGGGATTTCACCTACAGATGCAGATCAAAAAGCAAATGCTGGTGAAAATAAATCTGTTGATCCTTTAGAGCTTTGTAGATAAGATGGTAAAAGACGCGTTTACAGGAATAGTTGAAGAAGGAATGGATGCGCAAGATGCGTATCAAATATCTTTCGGAAACTTGAAAAGTAAGACAAAGTATTGGGACTCAGTTAGTGGAATTGATTTGAGAAAAGAAGCTGGATTCAAAGCAACTACAACAACTTCTGGTGGAGCAGGAACTGCAGGATATGCACAAATCCCAGTTTACCTAAGTCCATTGGTTGTAGATCAATCAAGAAAGAGAACACCATTAGTTGAGTTGATTTCTAGAGTTACAAACTTAGGAATGTACGCTGACTACAACATTATAACTGCAAAAGGAGCTGGTTTTACAGCATTAGAAGATGCTGCATTCTCTGAAACTGACGACACAGTCGACAGACAATCAGTGCCAATCAAATTCCTTTATTCAGTTGGAAGAGTAACAGGCCCAGCGCAAGCTGCACAGCCTGCATTTATCCTTGAAGGTTTCCAGGGAACTGGAAGCGGATTAGGAGGAAGTGCTTTCGCAAATGTTGCGGCACCTAATGCTATGCAATTTAGAATCTTGACTGCTGCAAAGGCTATAAAGGAATTGGAAGAGAGTTTGATCGTTAATGGTGATGCTACTACTGGAGACACATCTGAGTTTTCTGGAATTGTAAAATTACAGAGTACAACAAATGTTGTAGATTTAGAGGGTGGAGCTTTGACTTACGATCACATTGAAATGGCTTGTCAATATGCATTTGATGATGGAGGAATTGTCAAATTAGCAGTTGGATCAAGTGCTGCGGTTAGAGATTGTAGAAAGATTATATTGGATACATTCCGATATAGTCCAAGTGACATCCCTGGCGGAGTATTGCCTTTCGGTGTTCCATCAGCTGTTTTACTTCAAACAATGGTAGGACCAGTTCCGTTGATCCCATCAATGTATTTAAGTAATACTGCAGGTGCAAAATCAATCTACTTCCTTGATACAGATTTCATAGAGATGAGAGTTCTTCAAGATATGACTTATGAAAGGTTGGGTAAAAACAACGATTCAGATAAGTTCTATTTGAAGATATACGAATGTCTCATCATGAAAAGTACCGGGTTTAATGCATTCATAGACAATATATTGTAAATCCTTTTTTTTGTTTTTTAGATTTTAATTTTTTATTACTTTTTTAGAAAAAACAAAGCCAGACCTCGACGGCTAGATTGGGGTAATTTAGGAGGAAAAAAAAGAAGATATGGCACCAACAATAATAACGCACACAGTTTTAGGAGGACCTATAGGTGGGGCTAGCGCTAACCACGGGGCTGGAGTTGTGTGGGGATTGTATGAGATGACTTCAACAGAGAATAGTGATTGGATTATCCTTCCAGAATTTGAAGAGATTTTGTTTGTTTCAGCTAAAAGTATATCTACCGGAGCATTGGCTGATGAAGCAGTGACTATTGATGCGACAGACAAGACAAAGCTTGTTTTTACAGCAGGAAGCACAGATACTATCAGAGTATTCGTTGTAGGAACTCCATCAGTTGAAAACTGATTTTTCTTTTAACATAATAAAATGCCAAAAGAAGGAACAGTAAGCGGAGACTATTACGGAAACAGAACTTTTCATGATCGAATTAATTTTGCACAAGGAGCAGTAGGAGCATCATTTAATTTCATAAAGAAAGATACTCAGATTTGGTATGTTGATTCAGGAAAAACAGCACCAGCAGTATCAGGAGATGGACTAACTTGGGATCATGCTTTTATGACATTGGCAGAGGCAGTTACAGCGGCAGGAGATTATGACACAATTTTAATTGCGCCAAATTCAATTCAGACAATTGATCCAGCAGGGATTGAAATTAATAATGAAGGACTGAGAATCATTGGAGCATTGCCAACACCATCAAGTCAGGTGGCAGCAATTAAATGCACAGGTACAGCACCAGTTTTTAGAATTTTAGTAAATAGATTTGAAATTGCAAATCTATGTATTTCTCAAAGAGGAGCGTATGCTTGTATACAAATTGGATCTGCAACAGTGGGAGCAGTTTATGAAACATACATACATGATTGCAACTTTGATGGATATAGTACTTGCACATACGGAATAGAAGGATATCTAACAACTGATTGTGTGCAATTGGTGATAGAGAATAATTATTTTCAATCACATGCAACAGCAGCAATTAGATGTTCAGGAACAAAGACAACTGTTAGAGGAAATACTATCATAGTTCCAGTAGATACTATCGGAATAATGGCGGTAGATGCTGGAGGAGATAGGGCTTATTCAATATATGCAGATAATTACTTGTCAGGAATTGCAAATGCTTCAACTGGAGGAATTGTATTTACAGGAACACCAACAGCAGGAACATTGATATTAACAAGAAACTATTTATGTGGAACTTGGAATACAACAATTACTGATGTAGGTGGAGGATGTAATAATTATGTGACTGATGCATCTGGTGGAGCTTTAATCAATTGTTAAAATGGCAAAGAAAGATAAACAAAAGAAAGAAATTTCTAAGCCAGGAACAGCAAAAGAGTTAGGTCCAACAAGATTCACATCTCAGGAAGACTACGAAGAGCAATTAGTACTTGAAGCAGAAACAAAACTTGAAGAGAAAACTGAATAATTTTATTTTTTTATTTTTATTTTTTTCTTGTTTTTTGAGTTCGGAAAAAACAAGAAGTCTTAGGACTTTAAATCAATTAAATTAAGGAGAAAGAAATGACAAGAATAACAAAGTATTCAATAACTGCAACAATAGCAGCTGGTGAAACAACTGCTACAGCTTATAGTTCAGAGGTTATAAGAGGAAAAATCCTTGCAGTTGGAGTTAACTATCCAACAAATACTTGTACAGTAGATCTTGATTCAGACGGCGAAGCTTCTGCGCAAAAGATTTTAGATCTTGCAGCAGCAAATACAGATACAACTATTTATCCAAGAGTGGACGTCTGTGATAATACTGGTGGAGCAAGTCCGGTATATGGCACAGGGTTTGTAATTGTTACAGAATTTGTAGTGTTTGGAAGAATTAAGTTATCATTAGCGTCTGGAACTGCAGGAGAAAGCGTTACTGTAGATGTAATAGTAGAGGAAAATTAAATGAAGTTCATCAATCATGGTGAATCAATTAAAATTCGAGTAGGAAAATTAAAAAATTTCTATTGGATCACTGTAAGAAAAAACGAGATAGTTGAATTGCCTCAGAGTATTGGAAAGAACCATGGACTCGAAGAGTTGAAAACAACTGAGGGTCAGATTGGAGATAAAAAAGTTGAGACAAAACAAATTGAGGTACCCGAAAAAATAAATATTTCGGGGTCCGATAATTCTTTTTATAATGAATTAATAAAAATTAAAGGTATTGCTTTGAAAACAGCAGAAGATATTATTGAAGTTTTTACAAAAGAAGAATTAATTAAATCTATTATCAACAAAGAAAAATTACCTTTTAGAAATGATGTTGAATTAAAGTTGAGGAAGAAATATGGTTAATGGAATTAATATGACAAAAGAGCAATTCCTGAAATTGCCTGCAGTTCAAAGAGATGGATGTTTGTTTGAGAATCTTTCTGAATTAAGGAGATTAGTTAAGGGATATAAAATTTATTATAAAGTAACAGCAATTATAGGAGGTGTATTGGTTACAGGAATGGGGATATTATTTTCATTCCATATAGGAGGATAAAATGGGAACTTATGTTACAATAGCTAGTGTAAGAAGGACTTGCGGAATAGGTAGCACAGAAATCTCTGATGATGATGTAGAAGATACAATTACAGAAGTTGAAAAGGAAGTTTCAAGATTTTTCAACACGGTTTTTGTTCCTACTGAAAGAATAGATATCCTTAACGGGGATGGAACAAATAGATTACTTTTGGATAAGAATCCATTGTTAAGCGTCAGGGAATTGAAGATTGATGATGTGACAGAGGATCCTGCAAACTTAGAAATTTACAAAGAATCAGGATATATATTCTTAGGAGAGGGTGCGGACACTTCTAAATTCAGCAACAAGAGAAATGCTATTGTAGTAAAATATATTCACGGCCTGGTGGAAGAAAGTTCTACAAGATCAACTACAAGTGCGGCAGAAGTTGCAGGCACAAATGTAAGTATAGCATTGGTATCAATTACAGGATTTACAAATGGGGATTGGGTAGAAATTTATGGCATGGACGGAAACCGAGAAGTTGCTCAGATTAATGCAGTTCCAGCAGCAGGAGCAATAGTGGTTGATAAATTAGTCCTTGCGCATGAGTCAGGAAGCACAGTTGTGAAATTAGAGGTAAGCGAGAATTTCAAGAAATTAATGAACCTTGTTACAAGCATAGCATTAGTTGCAAGAATAGTTGGAGAATCCTACAAGGATACAGTTGGATATTCTTTGGGAGAATTGCAGGTTCAAAAGGGGGAGCCTTATACTCAGTGGAGAGAAACTGCTGCTCAATTTATTAGAGAGAGGGATCTCATGATGTCAAAAATAAGCATTAGACCTTACATAATATGAAATGGAAAAAAAATATAAGCATTTTGATGGCCCTGATAATTTCTGTAATGGCTTTGGGCCTAGTGACTGCTTATGATTTTGATCCTGGAAGGGACATAAATCTTAGAGAGATATATTCAATAAAGTATGGAGTAAATGCAGATTTTGTATGCTTAAACTTGTCTGGAGATTATCGTTGTGAATGGCCTACAGAACCAGGAGGATTAATTTTACATAGTTCGCTTGCAGGATTGCAGGGAGGAACTACAGACCAATATTATCATTTAAATGAATCAATTTATAATAGAATAATTTCTTTTATATTTTCATGGATCACTGGAGATTATTTTGATCAAGATCTAAACACGACTGATGATGTAAAATTCAGAAATATTACTGCAAGCAATATTACAGCAGAGTATTATTTTGGAAATGGAAGTCAATTAACTGGAATTTCAACTTCTTATACTGAAACAGATCCTATTTGGTCTGCTAATTATTCTGCTTATAATTCTTCTTGGACAACCACAAATGCAGAAATTTGGAACGTAGTTGCAAATAATACTTATATCCCATATACTGGTGCAAATCAAAATGTTGATTTAGGTAGTTATAATATCACTACCTCTTGGTTCAAAGGAATATTTAATTGGATTATAGGATCCACTTCCACGAATTATCTGAGTTTCAACGGAACACAATTAGAATTTAATGAGACATACTTGAATGAAACAATAAGTGGAATAGAGGGAGACAATTATTATCCATCAAATGTAAATCTTACTTCAGGAACTTATACTGGAAGTCTGGTTAATGGATCCAATACAGGTTATGATGCTGGAAACTCAATATGCAATACAGAATTTTCAGGAAGTCACATGTGCAATGAATTTGAAATACTTCAATGGTTCGCAAAGGAGGATTCTCCTACAGTGACTGGAGATGCTTGGTGTAGCACAGGAGCACCAAAATACATTCCTGCGGACATTCCAGTGAATGACTGTCATGGATGGACTCACGGATCAGCAGGAACTTACTTAGGAAATTATTGGCATTTTAATTCAACAACAGGAGGAGTCGGTCGAGCGATTAATTGCGGAACAAATTTAAAGTTGGCTTGCTGTAATTATTAATATGAGAAATAAAATTTTATTGTTTGGGATTTTGTTTTTTTTAATCGGGATTGTGTCTGCTGCTTATTATGTAACTGACCCGAACAATTGTCCAAATAATTATCAATCGCAAACTTGTAGTGGAAGTGATTTGGTTTGTGGATATTCTGGAGGAATTACTTATTGTTATGATACGAGTAGTTTAAATGCTCCTGGCTCAACTGCTTCAAGTACAACAAATTATGCTTGTTCAGATACAACTTGTAATGGAGGATATATAACAGATTGTTATGCTTATGATGGATCAGAGCCTCATTGTGATAATTCAGGAAATTTTTGGTGTGATAGAAGTTCAACTTGTTATGATGTAAATAGATTAACAACTTGTACTGCGAATGTTTTTGTACAAAGCACTTGTGGAACCTGTAAAAGTGGTTATACTTATTGTGATGGAAGTTATACCGACGGTGATGGATGTGAAATTCAATCTGGAGTTACACAATTTAATCATACTTCAGGAGTGTTAGAAGATAATGTTCATCATAAATCAGACTGTGATCATGAATGTGATTCTGGTTATTTAGATTGTGATTCAGACATAGGAACAGGAGGAACAGGTTGTGAGGTTCAAGATGGAGGAAGTTGTTCAGTAGGAAGTTTGTCTGGGACTTATTCAGGATGTACTTGTGTTGTAGATAAATCTTATTTTGAGACAGGAACATTTATTGAATATCTTGTTAATCTGGTGGACGGAGCAATGTTGTGGTTTAAAAATTGGGGAACTGGTGATTTGATTAATATTTCAAATGTAAATAATCAAACTTTTAGAGTAGATAATCTTACAAATGTTATTACTGGAGGAAATGTTACAGCAGAATATTATTTTGGAGATGGGAGTCAGTTGACAGGAGTTAGCAGTGATATAGTCTCTTGGGATGCTTTGACAGATTATCCGACTACTTGTTCAGGATCTCAATACATTTCTGCGCTTGGAGATACAATAACTTGCAGTGCGATTAGCATTACAGAAAGCCAAGTTTCTGATTTACAGGATTATTATCTCGAGTCAAATCCTTTTGGATTTTACAATGTAACTTCTTTAGTTGAATTAGATCCTCTTGCTTATAATGGAACTTTAATGTATACTTCAAATTGGAATGCAACAAATGAATCTTATTATTTGAAGATTAATCCTTTTGGATTTTATAATTCTACAGATTTTGATTACAACGATTATAGATTATTAACTAATTTCTCTTTCTTAAATTCAACAATTTATTTCTCAGGAGATGTAGGAATAAATACTGCAACCCCTCAGAATGATCTGAATGTAATTGGTGACGGAAATTTTACTGGAGATTTGTATATAGGAGATCAATTGACAGTATTGGGGGAGGGCACTTTCGATCAAACAGTTACAGCAGCTTATTTTATTGGGGATGGATCACAATTGACAAATATAGTACCTGTTCCTTTTAACCAGTCATTTAACAGGTCAGTATCAAACGTTGTTTATCTGTTTAATCTGCAAGATATTGTTGTTTTGGGAAATAACGAAGCTGCAACTAATGCGAGACTTGAGATTTATGAAAATGCTACAGATGCGACACTTGTGATTCATGAGGATTATGGAACTCATAGTGCAATACTTAATTTTAGGAGAGGTAGTGAAGATTGGCAAATATTACATAATCAGAATCTTTCATTTCAATTTGAAGAAGCAGAAAAGATGGTCATAACGCAGGATGGAAATGTAGGAATTGGAACTTCAAATCCTTTATCAAAATTACATATAGAGGATTTAGATGATACTAATTTAGATCATTTAGCACTTCAGTTAGAAAATCTTGATGTTAGGGCAGGTTTTGAATTAGAAACACCAAGCGCAACCAGTACAGGACAGGGAATTTTTAATATTGGCTTAAACACAAACAGAGGAATTTTAAATAAAACAGGAGTAAGTGATACAGGAGCATGGTTTAGAATTGATACAAGACCATCAACTGAAGGATTCCACTGGTTCTGGGAAGCTAATGGAACTGATACAGAAACTGAAATGATGACAATAAATGCAACATCAGGCAACGTTGGAATAAACACAACAAGTCCTCAAAACAAATTAAATGTTGTTGGTGATGGAAACTTTACAGGGAATGTTACAGCAAGTAATTTTTTAGGAACACTAAACTGGTCAGATTTAAGTGGTTATCCAGTTGCTTGTCCTGCAAATACTTATTTGACGCAATTAGGTGATTCTGTTACTTGCACTGCAATCTCTGATGTTTATCTTTTAAATACAGGAGATACAGGAACAGGAACTTATACATTTTCAGGTCAAATTAATTTACCATCAACTGGAACAACTTCTTTTGTTGATGGAGGAGGAGATATTGCATCATATGCATTAAATAATATAAATTTAAGTGGATGGTATGGATTGGGAATGTATAATCCAACAGTAGGAGGAGCATATCCTGAACAAACCTCTGGATTTTATGATTTTAGAAATGGATTTTGGGATACAAAAGCATATCCAAGAGTTGATGGAACTGCAATAAATACACTTTTTGAAGCAGCAAATGCAAATATCCAAGCTCATATTTCTGATAATACTCAGGCACATTCAGATTATTTTTTAAACACAGGCGACATATCGACGGGAACTATAATTGCTTCTATAAGTTCTCATGGAACAAGTGGTTTTTCTGGTGATATAGCAGGTCCAAATGTTACTTCAAACGCAACTAATTATGATATTGTTGAAAGTCTTGGATTTACATCTAATTATGATATAGCAAGTGGAATTGCCGACAACGGATATAGAATGGGTTTAAATATTGCTGCTTACAATAATGATGCTGGATTTCTTGGAACACTTAACGAGCAGTATGGTCAAAGAATACAATATGGTCATTATACTAGTGCTGGAACAGGAACAATAACAAATGCTTTTGGTATTAAGCTTGATTATCTTACTGCAGGAGCAGCAACTATAACAAATGCTTATTCTATTTATTCAAGTGGTGCAGCTAAAATGTATCATGCAGGAAATGTAGGAATAGGAACAACAAGTCCTTCAAGTAAATTATCAATAAATTCAGGAACTTCAGAAGATGCTTTAAGAGTTCAAAGTACAGATGCAAATGTAAGAATGGAGTTAGTAGACGATACTGCTTCAGGATATCTTTTTCAACAAGCAGGAAAAGTAGGTCTTGGATTTAAAGCATATTTAACTCATGCAGGAAAAGGAATTATTATTGATACTGATGGATTTGTAGGAATTTTAACAGAAAGTCCCACAACAGCTTTAGAAGTTACAGGAAATATTACTTTATCAAATGCAAATAATTGTATAATTTTTAATTCAGGAGGAAAGATATGTTCAGGAGTTTAAAATGAATAAAAAATTATTAATTTTCGGGATAATTGGATTGGTTTTAGTCGCATCTTTAATTCTTATAATGGCACTTAGTTCAGGTCCAAATTCTCCAGGAACAATGGCTGATGCTTGGATTGAAGGAGGAAATGTAGAATGGGGTGGTGTTAATAATGCAAAAGCAAGCGATAATGCTTATGCAACTACTGCTGTTCAGGATTGGGAGAATGATACAGAAGTTATAGAAAATAGTGTAAGAATGGTAAAGGGAGGAATTGTTACTGGAACTGACAAAAGTACTGGTGCAACACTTCCAGTTCCAGAGGCTTACACAACTTACGGAGGAACAACTGATTTATGGGGAACAACTTGGACGCCAGAACAGATAAATGATTTAAATTTTGGATTTGTTTTTAGTGTCAAAGGGGATGTGTCAGGAAAAATATCAAATTATCTAAAGGCGACTAATTTTGGATTTTCTATTCCTATAGGTTCAACTATTGATGGAATTAAAGTAGAAGTAGAAGCAACTTGGGCAGAAGTAATAGGACACAATGGAGTAGGAAAAGTAGACCATATAAGAATAACGATTTATTATACAGCAGGAGCACCAGATACAATTCCTCCAAAATGGTCTGATAATTCAATAAATTCAACTCTTGCAGGAGAATTAATTTTACATAGAGTAAAATGGACAGATGCAGGAGGATTATCTGGTTATATTTTCAGTTTTGATAATGGAACAGGAACTTTTGTAAATGATTCTTGGGTTTTACAAACTGGAACAACAGCTTGGACAGAGGTTTCTAAAGTATCAAATACAACAGTTGGTTCTATAATAAGATGGATGGTTTATGCAAATGATAGTTCAAATAATTGGAACTCAACAAACATATTTCAATATATAACTACTACAATCACAAAATATGAATATTATGATACAGGGCAGAATTTTTATATATATATTTATGAAGACCGTTTTTCAGCTCAGACTTTTACGGTTGGAACAGTAGGAACTAATGAAAATTTTATAATTTCTCATATCTTTGTAATGATTTACAGAGTGGGAGACCCTGTAACAATTTATGCAGATTTGTATGCTGTTGATGAATTTGGAAAACCTACAGGAGCTTCTTTGGCAAATGGGTCAATAGATGGAACGAGTATTACAGATAATTCAGCATCAACAACAATGTATGCAATTTATTTAACTTCTTATGAATTACAGGAAAGCACAAAATATGCAATAGTTCTTTCAGCACCATTAGGAGATTCTAATAATAAAGTAAGTTGGAAAATTGATAACACTGGAAATTATGCAGGTGGAAATTTTCTTTATTCCCTTTCTGCAGGAGCAACTTGGACTTCTGAAGCAAATTATGATTGTATGTTTGAAATTTGGGGAAATGCTGTTTATCCTAATAGTTGCAATTGTGCCGGATTAAATGAGGATTGGGAAATTAATATGGCAGACCATTGTGTGATTTCAACTGCTTGTGATTTAGGAACAGGCACTTTAAGTTTTACAGGTTCTGGATATACAACTTGTGATGCAAGAGTAGACACTACAAATCTTGGAGACCCAGGAGCAAATAGTATTTTATATATAAATAATGATTGCCTAATAATTGTGGATTAAAATGGATAAAAAAGATTTAACAATTGGAATAATAATTACTTTAGTCTTGGCTATCTCTGGAACTTATGTTTTAGTTGGAGATGACGATGCTTATTATTGTGAGTCAAGAGATATTGTAATGATCTGCGAGAAATTAAGCGCTGCAAATGATTTAGGGATTCAAACAAGATGTTACTATGAAGATACTTATAAGATATGCAATGAGGGATGGCAGAAAATAGAAATTGGTCTGGATTTAGCAAAAGAATATAACCTTGGAAGAAGTTATTTATGTAATCAAGTAAATTGCACGGAGATAATTAATGGCATCAATTGAGATAAGATCTGAAAGTTTTACAGGAGCAGATTGCACTGGAAGTAGTGGAGATCTAAACAGGACTCTTACTCTTGGAAACACAAACTTGACAGTGAATGAGGGGTTCTTAGTTTTTGTGAATGGCCTTTATTATACAAATGAAACAGATTATACAGTAGTGCATGCGGACACAGGAACAGTAATAACTTTTCTTGTGGCCATGTATGACGACTCGGCAATTACAACAGTCTATTATCAAACAGATATGCAGTCAATTACTTTGCCCGCTGATTTGTCTTCTAAGATTCAGGATATAGTAAATATAATTGATTCAAATGGAGAGTCTGCAACTTTGAAAAGAAAGACTACAGTCACAGGAACTATGGGAGAAGTGATTTCTGAAACAAATCAAGATTATATAATTAATTGGTTAAGACAAGATATAACAAATAAGGATCGTAATATCCATGAGATGGGTCTTGCAATTCCAGGAAACATTAAAGCGTTTTTTTATCCTTGGTATACAGAAGATATCACTGGTGTGGCAGGAACTTTAATTCCATTGACAGGAGATATAATTGAAGATGATGCAGGAAAACAATGGAGAATAGAACAAATTGTAAATAATCCTCTGGCGGATAATCAAATAATTTATATTCTGGCAATATGCAAGAGCATAAACTTGGAAGAATGAAAATAACATTTAACATAGATAGTGAAATCAAAAAGCAAGAGGTTTTTGATAAACTGAAATTAGTTTTATTTAAATCAATGATCAAGATGCATGAACTGGCAGTAAATAATTGTCCTGTTGATAAGGGGGGATTAGTAAATTCAATTAATGTATTTCCATTTGCTCCAGGATACTCTTTGTATAATTTGATAGCAGGAATAGAATATGCTGAAGCTGTTGAATTTGGAACAAGTCCAAGAGTTATTATTCCAGTACACAAAAAAGCATTGGCTTTCAAGATGGATGGAAAAAAAGTAGTTGTAAAAAAGGTTATGCATCCAGGGTCAGAGGCTCAACCATTTATGCGGCCCGCACTTGATCAAGTCAAGGGGATTTGGGTCAAAAAGTACTTTGACAGGGTATTTGCTCAAAAAGCATGAAAGAACACACCAGAATAGGCTAAATAAAGGATTTTCAATAGATTTCGTCAAATCAGCAATAATATTTAAATACTTCTTAGATTTCTGAATATTGTGTAACTGCTAGGGCGTTCTCGCGCAAGGGCAAACTAGGGTAGCAATATTCGGAGTAATATTCTTTGCACATAACATTTTCCCCAGTGATGTAAGAGGTCACTGGATGACCGTATTAAATAAGCTTAAGGGGATAGTTGCCAGAATCCCCTAATAAACCAAGAGGTTTCAAATGTTCATAAGTCCAAAACAAATTGTAGTAGAATTTCTTAGACATAGATTAACAGACCCTCGAGCTCGTGCTGAGACAAGTCAGACAGAAGAATTTAATGGAGGAGGGACAACTTTTTCTTTAACACCTACAAGTGGATCAGTTTCATGCATTACCGGAATAACAGTCGATGCGGTTGCAGTAGAAAAGTGGAAGGATTATTATTTGGACTTTCAGAATGAGAAAGTAATTTTTTATTCTGCAACTGGCGCAGGAGTAAATAATGTAGATATTACTTACAAAAGAGGGACAACAAACTGGATTTATCCTGACAAGGCAAAAACATCTTTAGGATCAACAAGTTTTCCAAGATTGAATATTTTATTGGTTGGAGGATCTGGGGAAAGATTAGGTCAGTATAATTCTAACATAGAATCTGTTTTACATTTTCAAGTTGATGTTTGGGCAAAGGAAAATTATATTGCAACTATTGATAGTGTAAAGTTCGAGGGAGATAAACTTGCAGAATATATTGGTTATCAAGTTACAAAAGCTTTTGAAGATTACATAAATGATTTGCATCCTCAACTTTATAATTATACTTTATTGAGTCCTCCAAGGGATATGGGATTTAATAAAGAATATCAATGTTTCCATGTGATTGTGGAATTTGAATTAAAAGGAATTGATACAGGAGAATCATGATAATTAAATTAAAGGAGGCTAAATATGACTGAATACTTTCTTGGAAAAAGAGAGCAAATAGCAATGTGTGAAGAAGACACTTGGGCAGCATTAGGTGCAAAAACAATGGTTGGTAATGGTTTCATCGTCGGAAAGAATGTTACAATTGATCCTGACTTTTCAAAGAATTGGCAGGAAGTATTGACTGCAGGAGTAAATAGTCGAGACATAGATTCCATGGAAAAGGGACCAGAAAGTTATAGATTTACTTTGACTTTTAATCCAACTAATTGGAAGTTCCTGAGATATTGCGCGCATGGAACAGTTACAAACACGGGGACAAATCCGACAGTGCATACATTCACAGCAACAGACGTAGTGAAATCGTTTACGCTTGAATGGGCGAAGAGAGCAACAACAAGTCATGTAATTACTTTGACAGGTTGCATAATCACAAATTGCGTAATCCGTTTTGCAAAAGGAATGGGAGCAACAGAAGGTTTTATTACAGTGGTTGCAAATTGTTTGGCAAAATCAGGAGTTGCAGGAACAAGTGTTACAACTATCTCGGCAAACACAGATGATGCATTCCAATTTAGAATGGCTAAATTGACTTATGCAGGAAGTGAAGTTACAGAAGTTAATTCAGGGGAATTGTCAATAGATAATGGAATCACCGAAGAGGATTCAAGATATTGTAATTCTACTTTAGATCAAGCAATTGGAGAACCAATTCCTACAGTAAGGAGATATACTTGCAGGTTTAACATTAACCAAAAGAATGATACCTATTATGACGACTGGCATGATCAAACAGTTGTTCCAAGTACAAACACCCTAAAATTGACAAGGGGATCAGGTCCAGCAGATGATATCACATTTACATTTACTAGTCTTTATTTGCAAGCAGCAACAAGTCCTACAAACATAGAAGGGGTTACAAATGTAGATCTTGTAGGGATAATAAAATCTGTGGCTATAGTTGCAAATGATGCGCTTACTGATTATTAAATTAAAGGAGGCTAAAAATGCAAAACGAAGAAGACTTTGTTGATGAGAGTTTCGTAAGTTTTGAAATAGAAGAAAAGAAGTTTGTTTACAAACCAACTACAGCTGGAGATGAAACTGAATGGATGGATGAGTATATAGAAGTTGGAGAAGATAATAAACCTAAACAAAATTTTTCTAAGATCACACAATGTAAACTTAGAAATCTCAAGCAGGTTCCATACGACCAGGAATTAATTAATAAAGTTATCAAAGTTGAAAAACCATGGGAACAACTTAATAAGATCCAAAGATGGGAATTTTTAAGTAAGTTGAAACCATCAATTTTCAATAAGATAATTATTAAGATTAATGAGATTGATTCCGGGGATGAAGTAAAAAAAAACTGATTTTTAATATTCAGACTTCCAATCCAGAAGAAGGATTTGTAATGACGGATTTAAGAGAAGTGCTTTTATGGAATAAATATCAATTTTTTGAAAGAGGAATAAGTCCTGAAGAATTTAAAAGAACGCAGATGAGAGATATGAGGGATATCATGGAAATAAATAATGCGGTCAAAGAAAGACAGATTAGGGAGGAAAAGGTCAGGGAAATGATTATGAAAATGAAATAAAATGGTTGAAGCAGGAAGTATAGAAATAGGTGGAAGGATAAATGTTCAAGGAATAGAGACAGGATTAACTAGGGTTGAATCTGGACTTAAAGATGTGGGAACAACAGGAAAAAGCGTCAATGCAGATTTTATAAGAATTAATCAACAGGCAGGAAGGCTTGGAAAGACTATGGGAATCTTAGCAATTTCTGGAGCTACTGCAATGATTGCGATAGCAAAGAATGCGCCAGGAACTGCAGCTGCAATGGCCCAAATAAGTGTGTCTGCGATGCAATTAAAATTTGCAATAGGAGATGCTATGGCCCCTACATTCGATAAGTTTGCAGAAAAATTGGATGGATTTGCTGGATGGGTAGATAGAAATCCTGATTTGTTTAGAGGACTTGTTAATAGTCTTTTGATATTTGGAGGAGCTACAGTTGTCTTGAAAGTAGGAGGATGGGTTTACAAAGCATGGGCAGGATTTTTTGCATTGATTAAAGGAATAGCTGCTTGGACTGGTTGGAATGCATTGATTGCAAATCTAGGTAAGCTTGGAGGAGCAGGAGCAGGAGCTGCAGGAATCACAGCAGCAGCAGGAGTCTCTGGAATTGTTGGAGCAGCAGCCATCCCATTAATTGTAGAAACATATAGAACAGGAGCACAACCAAGCGGTGGAATCTTCCAGGAAGAAATTAAACAAACACAACAAAATATAATCTATCTAAGTAAAGTAGGAACAGAGAGAGAGAAAAAGTTTTTAAGAAGACTCTTTGGAACAATTAAGGTGGACACATACTAATGGTAATGAAAATAGAAAACTATGAGGGAACTGCAAGCACATTTACATTTCCAAATAATCCAAATACATTTGATGATGCGACAGCTTCTGATTATACTATAACAAATTTTCCTTATCAAAGGAGACATCACTTTGTAAGTGGAGGGGGAGTGCCACCTAAAACTATAATCTTGACTGGGCATTTCTATGGAACAGACAAGAATACAAATTACAGGACCTTGTCTGGACATTTTATGGAGAATTACAAACTGAAAAAGCTTTACTTTGATTCTGATAGGTTTTATCTTGGTTTTGGAAAGCTGATCAAGAAAACACATTCAGGGGGAAGAACAAATTTCTTAGATTATGTTGCTACTTTCGAGACAATTGTAGGGGTTCTTTTTGATAATACTTTGCAGACTCATACAGATGGAGGAGCAGAAAAAACTAACTCTGGAAATGTAACTACTTTCATAGAACAAATTTCTGGAACAGTAACTAGTGGAGCTGCTAATATAGTAATTACAGATAGTCTTGGAAATCAAATTACAATTCCTGCAGCGAGTTTGACTACAGGCCAGGCAGTGATAATAAAATTTGTGAGTATGGTTGATTCTGGAAAAGGTATTTATGTGACTGAATATAATTATACTACAGTTGCAGGAAATCAAATAAAGACAGTCAGGACTACAACAGGATTTGGAATGATCCAATTGGCTGCAGCTGCTACAACCGCAACAATTACAGTCACTAATCTTAATGCAGGGTACTTAATTAAATTAAGAAATGCTTACAGTGCATAAATAGTATAAATAATATAAATGGGATCATACATAATAAATTGCAAGAACACGTCAGATGAAGAAGGGACAGTAGAACCAGATGCAGGATTTTCTTATAGTGATAAATTGAATGAGGTCAATGAGGCAAACTTGGTTTTTTCAGGATCAGGAGAAGTAAAAAGAAGTTTGATTGGACCTGGGTCAGAAGTCAAGATTTACAGGAATGAAACTTTAGGATTTCACGGAATTGTCGACGATATAGAATATTACGATGGTGGAGGAATGAATGTTCATGCTTCTGGATATGAAAGATGGTTAGGTATGGAAAATGGGGCCTATGCAAGTTCGCCTTGGAGTTCGACAGCAAGTGCAACAATTTTTGCAAGCTTGATTGGAGAGAGTAATTATCTGAATGCAGGAACAATAAATGCAGGGACAAGTATAGATTTCAGGGTTTCAACTTCTGACAGCATTTGGAATGCTATAAGTAATTTATTAAAAAAGACTCAACAAGATGTTCAAATAGATTATACAAATTCAGAGGTGGATATTTTAGATCATCGTGGAAGTTCTACAAGCGTGGAAACACTTAATGCAGGAATACAGGTTGAGGACGTTCGAATTACAAAAGGATATCCAAGGGGGAACAAAGTTATAGTTTATGGGCAAAGCGAGGGAGAGACAAGAATCAAGAGTGAATATCCTGGACACGGATACAATGCTGCAAGCCAGGCTTCTTATGGAATAATTACTTACATAATCGAGGACCGAACAATAACTACCGTAGCAGAGGCGAATCTCTTGGCAGATGCAGAAGTGGCCAGATTAAAGGATCCTCCAAAAAACTATGAGTTTGATTCTTTGAATAAAAATAAAGATTGGATTGCTGGAGACGTCTTGACTTTGAATGCTCCAAGTCAGGAAGTCAGCAATGAGGAAGTTCGAATAGTTGAGATAAAAAGAGGGATCCAAGGTAATGAAGAAATTTTGGAAGTTGAGGTAGCCAACAAGGAATTTTCAGAGAAGACAAAAGATGTAAATGATGTTCTTGCACAGATCCAGAAAAATGCAAGAGATATGGACACCTATGATTTGTTTCAGGATGAATATTCAAATCAAAATGTAGACACAACTCTTGGAGGATTTATGACCACAGACATTTCTTTTAATACCCTGAATAGTGTCAGGCAAATAGCAAACGATGGAGCTCTTACTTTGGGAACTACAAGCGGATATAAAATTTATCTTATTCCAAGTAACGGAGATCTGAGTGCGGATGTTCAAGTATGGGGGCATTTGGATATGTACACAAGCAAAATAAAGAATCTGGCGAATCCAACTTTAAACCAAGATGCAGCGACAAAATATTATGTTGACACAGCTGGAGGAGCAGGAGACAATCTTGGAAACCACACCGCAACGCAAAATCTGAATATGAATTATTATGGAATAGCAAATTGCAGGGGAGGATTGGCAAGCGGGATTGGATACAATCTTGATCTACAACCAGGGTTAGATGTTAGGCTTTGGGGAGATATAAATATGAATAGTTATGATATTGACAATTGTGAGGATCTGGAAGTTAATGATATTTATGATTACAATCAAGGATACGTTTATTGCTATGATGATTTTGAATTGGATGATGTTGAACAAATAAGGGCAGACACGGCTAATTTAAGGATTCTTGGAGGAACAGACCCAGTGTCTATTGGAGGATGGAGTATTAGTGGATCGGAAGATGATTTATTTGTTGTTGATGATCTGGATGTTCTTGGAAGTAAGAATTGCGTCGTTGATGCAAGGGATGGACACAAATACATTTTTTCAGTAATAGAAAGTCCGGAGATCTGGTTTGAGGAAAAGATAAGTTCTCAGTTAGAAAATGGGAGAAAAGAGATAATCTTGGACGAGAGATTCTTGGCGAGCACAGTCATAGACAAAAAACATCCTCTACATACAATTGTAACACCTACAAGTGAATGTAATGGTTTGTGGGTTGAGAAGAAGTTCGACAGAGTGATAGTCCATGCAAGTACATTGGATTCTACTTTTGATTTAACAATTTCAGCAAAAAGGTTGGGATATGAGGATGTCAGGTTTGATGAATATTTTAAAGACGAAGAGTTAGATATAGAATACAAGAAGTCAAAAAAAGGAATGTTCTTCGAGAAAAAACCATTTACTATTCAGACAAGAGAGATAAAAGAGGGAATCGGGAAAATTCGGGATGAGTTGAAACAAGAAAAGGATTTGGAAAGAGGAGAATATCTTCAAACAAAGGATCCAGAAAAAATAGAAGAAATTAGAGTAAGGTATAATAAAATAAAAACAGACTTTAGAACAAAAATTAAGGAAGGAAGAAAAAGTGTTGGAGATTTTAGGAAAGAGATGGTAGAAATAAATAAAAAATACAAAAAACGATGACACAAGAATTGCGTGGAGGAAAGATAAAGAAGATTGCTGAAAACGAGAAAGGGATTTCAATAACTGTCGAGAAGGAAGTGAGGATGAGCAAGGACTTTCTCAAGATGAGGCACAGGATCCTTAAGGAAGGCCTGGAAACAATCAATGAGGAGATAGCAAGAATAGAAGAAGTAGCAAAGAAAATAAATCTCACATTAGATTAGCAACTTTTAAAAGCAAGTCAATCCTTTTAAAAAAATGGAAAAGAAAATCATAGTTACAATAATCTTGCTGGTTCTTTTGCTCTTTTCAGTATGGATAATCTTGAAGAATGGAGAAAACCAATTCAACAAGGGAGCAGAAGATTACAAGCAAAGGATGATTAAATATGTAAAGTATAATTCTGAAAATTGTTTTCCAATTCTTTTCTCTGGACTTGATGAAGAGATTTATTTGGTAGACATGAGATGTTATGAGAAACTTTTAAATAGTAATTGGTATTATAAAACAAATGGAAGATAGAAACAAAATCTTAATCCTTGCAATAATCATTGCAGTAATATTAGTTCTTGGAGGTTTATTTTTAACATATAAAACAGCTTATCAAAAAGGATCTGAAAATCAATTTCAACTATTAGTTACTTATTTAGTTCAATCAGCAGCGGATTGCAGGCCAATTACAATTCAATTAAATGAAGGGGATATCCAATTGGTTAATCCTGCTTGTTATATAGGAGAATAAAATTACAAATATTCTTATCTTAAAAAAATTGGAGGAAAAATGGTTTTGAAAGAAATTTTAGCTTTGGTAGGATTTCCAGTACTTAGAAGCGTAGCCGGTTGGGCAGAGAATGCACTTAAAGACAACAAAGTAGAATCATTCGAATGGAAGCAACTTGGAGAGACAGTTTTAAGAGTTGGATTCATTGGAGTTGCAACTTACTTTGGATTGAATGAATTTGGTCTTGATGTGAGTGCCCTTGGAGCTGGTGCGGGTGCAGTTGTATTGGATATAATTTTATCAGCAATAAAGAAAAAGAAGAAGTAATCATGCTCAAGAAAGTTGGGCAGATTTTCAAGGTTTTGTGTCAAGATACTTGGTCTGCCACTTTCTTTTAATGTATTAACTCAAAAGTAGTTTATTAATCTTTTTGTTATTTAAAGTAAGGAAAATATTGGATGTCTGGGCAGAATTATATATATTATAATTAATACCCCTAACTGAAACATATAGTTTGTATCAAAACAATTACTTTTTTAAAGCGAGAAAGCCTGATTATTCTAATTAAAATGCAAATCATTCTCTTAGAGCGGAGGCGCCTAAGCTTATACAATTAACGGAGGTAAAAAATGGTAGAAAAAACAAACAGTCAAGTGTGGCTTGCAGCAGCATTAATTTCAGTAGTTGTAATAGCTTGTTTTCTTGTAGCAGGGGGAAACAAAGTAAGTACAGATGATGTGAAAAATATTGTAGTAGCAGAAATGGCTAAGTTGAATGTTCCAACAGCGCAAGAAATTGCAGATTTAGTTGTTATTCCTGAAATTGAATTTCCAGAATATGATTTTAGTGGAGATTATGTCTTAACAAAAGCTGACTACGAAAAAATCTTACAAGAAGATAAGGCTGAAATCTTAGTTTTGGAAGAAATTGATTCAAGAGATTTCAAGAAAGCTTTATTTGCTGCTTTAGTTGATTATAATGAATCTATTGAAAGTTACAAACATATCACAGAAATTGTAGTTAAAGATATAGAAATTGTTATAGATGATGAAGAAGCAACTATTACAGTAGATTTGAAAGTTTATTACTATGTGGATGGTGATGAAGATGAAGACTTCAAAGCAAGATTCAAAGAGATTACATTTGATGTAACTAAATTAGTAGTAGAAGATAACTTTGAAGATGCTGAAGTAGACTTTGGAAATTTAGTAATAAATAAAGTTTACTAATTCAATCAATTTTTTATTTTTTTTATTTTTTGTTTTATTTAGGTGCGCGGGCGCACTTTATTTTGGGCTAACTAATAGTCCAATTACTTATTTTAAACGCAGTGTGAGGCTCCTGTGAGGCACTTTTTTCTTAGTTTATCGTCGGAAAAGTACTATTGTTCTAATTAGTACAATTGTTACAATTTGTTACATTCCAAAAGAATTAAATACATTAAATGTGTAACTATAGAGTGGGGTTCAACTAAATCTTAACAGATTTGATTGTGTTCATGCCCCCACACTTTTCTAGAAAGTTTTTTAAAGCATATTTTGCTGGTATAATTCCATGAACATAATCAAAGAACAAAATTTGGTCGGTCCGTACAACCAAATAGAATATGTCTCAATAGAGCTCGAGGGATTAAAAACCAAGTGAAAAGCTAAGGCACGACTTGAGGGGTTGAGAAGTTTGGGTAGATCGTTAGTAGACTCAACAGGGGAAACTTCGGTGTCGAACCTAAATTTAAAATTGGGAGTGGAAAGCTTTTAGTGTTTTTTATATTATCCTAAAAGTTAAGTTTGAACCAATAATCAGTTAGAAATCCGTTCAAGGAAGAAAATAGTAAGAAATAAAAAAAATATAATGAAAACAATTAAAAAAATATCAAAGAGGGCAGAGGATTTAAGTCCAGAAGAATCAGAAAGAATCAGGAGAGATCTTACAAAGAATGCAAAGGAAGTGAAAACCCAGATGACTTTAAAAGAGATCAGTAAATTGAAAAAGCAAGGGATTGTATTTGGACCAAGAGGGGTTGTAATTGAAGGGGAAAACAAGATCAAACTTGGAGAAGGAATTGGATATAGATACAAATAGTAAATTTTAAATAAGTTTGTTGGTTGGTTAGATCATGAAAGAAAAAGAAAAAATAGTAAGAAAGACACTCGATTTACTAATGGAAAATGTAGAAAATTTTGAAGATTTATTAAATTTAAAATTTACAATACAGGATTATTTAGATGAAGGATATAAAGTATTTGATTATGATATAAAATATAAAAGGTTAGTTATAGATTTCTATGAGAAAAAGAGGGTTGAAGAAATAAAAAAAAGAGAAAAATTAATGATTTCTGGAAAAAATTAAAATATTAAAAATTTAATTCTGCTGTAACTTGTGAGTGAAAATCTGGTTCTTGTGGAAAATGAAATATTTATAAAGCAGATTATACTGGTATAATTAGGAGGATTCAAAATGACAAAACAAAAAGCAATGGGTTTAAAGGAAAGAGCAAAACAATTGAAATCAGCAATTGAGGATTTTAATAAGATTGAAGGATTTAGTGCAGAAGTTAAAAAGAAGTATGAGTCTCAATTGAAAGAAGTTGAGAAAGAGATTGAGAAAGACAAACAAAAATTACAAGGAGGTAAAAAGTAAAATGGAAACAAGGAAAGAATTTGATTGTCCAAGACGAGATGGAACAAAAGCAAAATTTGTTTTTGTGAAACCTGAAGGAAGTGTTTGGCATTGGGATTTACCAAATCACTTAAGAGAATCATTTCCAGGACATGTAGCAAGTTTGCCTTTGCCTGATGTTAATTTAGACAAAGCAAAAGATTTGAAAACTTGCTTGGATTTGATTGGAAAAGCAAGAGGACAAGATTGGGTTGGGCAAGTCGTAGTTGATTTGTTAAAACCAATTCCTCAATAATTTAAATTTCACAGCAGGGAGAAATCCCTGTTTTTATAATAAATAAAATGAGTGAAAATCAAAAAGAATGGGAAGCATGCAAGAAATGTAAGAGGCCAAAGAAAGTTGGAAAATCTTGCGTTTGTGAGAAAGAAGGATCTCCCAAAGAAGAAGAAGATGAGTGAACATAAAAAACACAGGATGCAAGAGACCAGTTTAATCGCACATGAGAACATCAAACCAAAGTTAGGAGAAAGACAGGCAATGGTTTTAAAGGCAATTTATGAATTGGGAATTTTATTTGGAGATGCAACAGACTCAGAGGTAATGAGTCACTTAATTAAATTTGATCCAAACTATGTAAGGCCAAGAAGATACGAGCTTGTAAACAAATTCAAGTTTGTGGCTTTTTCACAGCAAAGAACATGCAAAATTACAGGAGAAACCTGCATGGCTTGGAAAATTTTACAAGGAGGTATATATGAAATTGAGAAAATGCCCAAAGTGCAAGAAGATCAAACCAATGACGAAGCACTCGATTCTGGGGAATCATCAGCCACCATTCAAGAAAATGTGTAGAGAGTGTCATGATAAAGAACATGGAATTGTATCAAATGTAATAAAGAGACAAATGAGAAAATTTAAAAAATATCAACCAGGAACTAAACGAATGCATAAGAAAAAATGAAAATAACAATAATCTTCCTAATCGTTGGAATGTTTGTTTTTATGGGTGGAATATATCTGCATGAGCAAGTCCATGTTGAGATTTACAAAAGTTATGGAATTGAAAGTCATGTAGAGTACCTCTCTCATTTTCCAAAAGTTGTGACAATAGCAGAAGAGTATTGCCCAACAGAGGCTTGTGAATCTCAGCATAATCTTAATGAGATAGTATCATACAACCTTAATATTTTGTTTGGGATCCTTCTTTTTGGGTTTGCATGTGTAATATATATCTTGGAGGAAAAGAATGAATAGAAGCTTTTTTAAGGGGGATTATACTGGTATAATTGGGAGGATTAAAATTATAAGATGATCTCAAAAAGACAAGTAGAAATGTTAAAGGAGAATATTGATAAACTGTCAAGATCTGATGAGCAATTTATTTTTATTATTTTCAAAAATCCGAATGGAACAGATAATATAACAGAATATTGTTATAATCTTCCATTAGATAAATTAAGACATTATTTCATGGAAGCACTAAAGAGAGGAAAATTAAAAGATGGAAATTAATAGTTATCTTAAGATACACTGGGGGGTGGATTCTTACAAATGTTTGAATCCTCCTGCCCTCCAATTAAAACAGGAGGTATATAAATGGGAAAAATAGGAAAAATCATAAAATTTGATGGAAAGAGTATTTGGTTTATTGAACAAGGTCAAACAGGAGAAGGAAAATATCCTCTTGCAGATTGGATAAAACCAGAATACGTAAAACTTGGAGAGGCAGAGATTACAGTAGATTCTAATAATGTTATTACATTTGTTGCAATGACTGAAGATATGGCAAACCAAAATTCAAAAGAAAAGAAATCAACTACTAAAAAACCAAAGGGATGGGAAGATGATATAGTGTCTTTTGAAGTTTTACTTACTGCAACACACAAGAAGTCAGGTGGAAATTTCTCAATAAAGACAGAGTGTATAACAGTTGATTTAGATAAAAAGTATGCTTTGTTTAAGGCAACTCTTTCAACAAGTGGTAAAGATGGAAATGTGGCATTGAGTGAATTTGATGGACATGGAGATGCAACAATCGAGAATGTAACTGGTGATTTTATTAAGCCACACTTTATTCGAATGGCTGAAACTCGAGCTATTGTAAGAGCACTTAGATGGTATACAAACAACGGCTGCGCCGAAGAAGAGAAATGAGAATCTTTTGCACAAGAATTATAAGAGAAAAGACTTACAGGGAACTTCTTAAATTCAAGAGTGAAGTCGAGGAAATTCTTAAAAGGAAATTGCCTGCAGTCAAAGATGCAATTTTGAAGAACAAGAACATTACACTGAGTAGAGGATGTGTTTTGATAAACAGCAATATTAGTGATTCAAAGATTGATTACAAAAGCAAAGAAGCAATTAAAGCATTTTACAATAGCATAATTCAAGGTTGTGTGTTTATGAAAAAGAAATAATTTATTTATTATTTTTTTATTTTTACTCTTTCAAATGCGAGAGTCAAAAGAAGCAAGACTAAATGGAGAAAAGAACAATGGAAAACAAAGAAATAACAAACGAAGAAAGAGCATTACTTATTTTAAAGGATAAGTGTGAGCTTGTGATAAACAAGACAGAAAAGCCTAACTCTTATGAGTTTGGTAAGCCAGGAAATAGATTTAAGATTTATTTTTCAGATGTCGAAGATCTACAAATACAATTAAAAGGAATTGTAGATGCAGGGTTGGTATTAGAAGAGGATTTTAAAAATGGAAAATGAAACAGTAGAACAATTGAAAAAAGAAATCAGAGAAGCAGAAATTGTTAGTAGAGCAAGAGAAAATGGTAAACCTGAGGAAAGATAAAGTCTGTTACAATCTCTGGCTAACAAAACAAGAAGAGAAGATTTTATTAGAGAGTATGAAATCACTTCCTTCAATAGCTTGGACAATTGTAAGAAAAGCAAATAGACGTGGAGACTTTGAGAAGAGATAAAATGCCAAAAGGAATTTATAAAAGAATAAAACCAACTTGGAGTAAAGGAACAAAAGGTATTGTGAAACCAAATTCCGGAAGTTTTAAGAAAGGACATAAAATTGGTTTCAAAAAAGGATATATGCCATGGAACAAAGGGAAAACAAGAAAAGAGGATCAAAGAATCCCTCAATCTTGGTTGGGAAAAAGAAGAGAAGAGATTTGTGGAAAAAAGAATCCTAATTGGAGTGGGGGGTTTAGTAAATTAGATAAATTAATAAGAAGATTACCAGAGTATTTTCTTTGGAGAAGTAGAGTTTTTGAAAGAGATAATTGGACTTGTCAAACTTGTCAAAAAAGAGGAGTTTATCTTGAAGCACATCATAAAAAAGAATTTATAAAGATAATTCGTGAAAATAATATAAAATCTACAAGGGAAGCAATAAAATGTAAGGAATTTTGGGATATTGGAAATGGGGTTGCTTTATGTAAGGATTGTCATAATTTAACAAAGAGAGGCAAGGGAACATGAGCCCGACACAATCAATGCAGAGAAGAAAAGAAGAAGCAAAAGGATCTACAAAAGGGTACACTGATTATTCAGAGTATGAAGCAGGAAAGCCAAGAGACAAAAAACAAAAGAAATTAAAGGAGTATTTTAAATGACAATTCAACTACTAATGAAAAGGGCAATCCAGATCATCAAAAAAAAGCAGTATAAAATAATCAGCGAGAGAATGATTGTTGTTAAGGATCAAGATAAAAAATATACAGTCACTTATCAAACAAAGCCAGGAAGAACAATCCAAACTTGCACGTGTACGAATTATGTTAGGCATTGCAAACAATCAATTAGATGCGTGCACATGATCGTAACTGAATGGATCTTAATGTTCAATCAAATAAATTCAGGAGGTAAAAATGAAACAAATATTAAAAGCAGAAATCAAATGCCAGAAGAGGAAGACATCAGGAAAGATTGAGATCACAAGAAAGGAACTCAAGAAGTATGGAAACAAGAAGTTGATTGTGAAAATTTACGAAAAATAGTCACAAAGTGGGGATGGAGTGACAAGGCTGTTTTATCACTGCTTGTTTGATACCGAGGCCCCACACTAAGCAGGAGTAGTCTAATGGTAAAATCTGAGCTAGTCGCTTGGGGTTCCAGGTTCGATTCCTGGCTCTTGCATTGCACAAAGAAGCTTGGCAACTATCCAGTCTTTGTGCAGGAAGTTGTAACTCTCAGTATGGTTAAACATATTGGGAGTTTTGGTGTGTATACCCTCCTGTAAAGTCAATGGAGGCAGTCCTAAGGGGATGGGAATTAAAAGACCAACAATAAAACCTGACAGCCAGGAAAGACTGGCATGAATAATGAAAAAAGAATTTACAAAAATATGCCATAATGAATTATGTAAGAAAGAATTTAAAACAAGAGATAAAAGAAGAGTTAATTGTTCAAGACAATGCAGCAGAGAATCAGAAAAACAATATAAAAAAATATATGCTGAAAGTGAAAAAGGAAGAGAAGTTCAAAAAAAATGTAGGCAAAAGAAAAAACAAAAACATGAACATTTGAGATGGGTACATGGAAATCCAGTGTATGGGGTTCATGTTTGTAAACATTGTGGAGAGGAATATTGGGGTAACGAGGGATATTGTGATTTTAAAAAAATTAAAGAAATGGAGAAGAAATGCCAACCCAAACAGTAAGACAAGGAGTTTTTTTTATTTTCATATTCGTAGAACTATTTGTAGGATCATACTTTTTAAAATTTTCAATGTTTGAGAATTTGATTATTATAATTTTTGCAGCAATAGTCATGAAATTGACAGACATCGAAGAGGCTATAAGATGTTAGGATATAAAAAATGCCCAGAGTGGCTTAAAAGAGCATACAAAAAAGCAGTAAAATTTACTTGTGAAGATTGTGAAGAAGTTTTCCAAGAGAAAGAATTGGAGATTCATCGAATAATTCCTGGATACAAAGGAGGAACATACAGGCCAGGGAATGTTAAGATTTTATGTAAAGAGTGTCATAAGAGGTATGCAGAAGAATGGTAGATAATTGTGAAAATTGTGGAAAAGAAATAGATGTTCCTGAAACAGCATTGAAACTTTGTGATAATTGTTTTAATGAGGAATGTGAATGTAGACATATAAGAGCAAAGCATGTTGATAATGGGAGTTGCATACATGAATTTAGTTTAAATCATAAAACTAAAAGAGGGGAGTTTTGTAAATGTAAAAAGTTTAAATTAAAAAATGATAAATAAAATAGAAATGGAATGGAAGAAAAAGAGAGGCAAAAGTAGGTGTGTACTTTGCGGGCATTGTGTAGTTGCTTGTCCTAATGATGCTCTTAGATTTAACAGAAGTAGTGATGATCTAACTTTTGATGATGAGATAATTATCAATCATTCAAAATGTACTGGATGCGGAAAATGTACTGAAGCTTGTCCAGAGATTGGAGGAATGATTAAATTAAAAAATGGCAAAAACAAAACAAAAACCAAAAATTGAAAAATGTTTTTGTGGGCACCTAAATGCTCATACTAGAGAATGTAAAAGAAAAAATACTTTTTTAAGATTTTATGAAGTTAGAAAAAAAAGATGGAAAGAAAGAGTAAAGAATCATCAATGTGGGGATTGTGGAAAAAAAGTAGAACCAAAAATTATATATCCCTCAAGATGTAAATGTTGTAATGATAAAAACAATGGACAAAAAAACACAAGGAAAAAAGAATAAAGCAAGTGGAGCTCGGTTTGAATTGAAAGTTAGAAAGGATCTTGAATCTAAAGGTTGGATTGTTTCTAAGTGGATGAATAATGTTGAGTTTGATAAAATATTTGTAAATACAACTTGTCCAGAGATAGGTTATTTTTATGATACGAAAGGAAACCGTAAGCCAATATCTGGTAAACTAATCCCAGCAAAGCACAAGTTTAGAGGACCAGGAATACCAATGGCCATAGGAACAGGTTTTCCAGACTTTATTGTTTTTAGTCCAGCAGATTCGTGCAGACCTAAAATTATTGGAGTAGAAGTAAAATCAAATGGATATTTAGACAAAGTAGAAAAAGAGAAATGCAAATGGTTATTAGATAATAATGTTTTCAGTAAAATAATTATAGCAAGTAAGTCTAAGAAGAGAGGAGAAATTGTATATAAAGAAATTGCTAAAAACCAATAAGTTTAAATAGTGATTATACTGCTATAATTATATGGTTGTTGAGAGAGTTGATATTAAAGAGGCTACATTGAAAAAAGTTAAAGATTTCTTGAAAAAACAAAAAAAGCCAGTGTATAAATCTGATATTGCAAGAAAGGCAAAAGTTGATTATAATTCTTTGAATTTTGCATTAAAGCAAATGAAAATTAAAACAGATGAAAAGGGGAGGATAAAATTATGTTAGAAATAATTAACCAAAGATACATGAAATTTCTTTTTGAAATTGCAAAGAAGCCAAAAAACATTTCTTGGCTTGCAAAAAAAGGGGACTTAACTTTGAGTGTAGCATCTACTTTGATTTCAAGGTGGGAAAGAGAAGGAGTTATTTCAAAGAAAAAATCAGATGGGGGACGTGGAAAAGAAATAATTATTTATATGACAGAATATGGAAAAGATCAAGTAAAATTATTGAGACAGATGTATAAGAATCATAAGGATAAAAAGGTAAATGTTCAAAACATAGTTGAAGGGAGGGAACAATGAAAGAACCACAAGAAGAAAAAAGCAGTTTATCTTACGATGATAGAAGAAAAATTCTTACTTTAAAGAAATCTGTAATTAATGAAAACAAAACATTAGAAGTAAAAGAAGGTGAAAAAGTTATTGAAGAACCAAGAT